GGGGATTGCCGTTTTTATCTAATAGTCCCAGTTTTTTTACCTGAGATAGATTAGATTTTTCTTGTTTCTTTAATTTTTTATATCGCTTGATAAGTTTATCCACCTCACTCTTTGAGATATTAACCTTAAACTTATCATTATTCTCAACAAATCCAAGACCCGCTTTCTGTGTATCCTCCTTAGAGTCAACATACTCATTGATTACTTCTTGGATCTCATCCCTGATGATAGAATTGATCTGTTTTTCAAGTTCCTCATCAGCATTCATTTCTTTTTCTCCTCTGAACCAGGTGGATTCCATTGCTTTGGATTTACTCTTCCTTCAGTCTGATCAAATCTAATGAAGTCTTTTTTATACTTATCATAATAAATGTCAAAAAGATCCACTGCTTTAGAACAGATTGCGAGATCATAAGTCTCAACATTATCCACCAGATACTTAACAAGATAAGAAGTGTATGGAAGTGATCTATTATTTGCTAACTCAGGATCACATGCTTCATTTAAAATTTTAAACATCAGATTCTATCTCCCCATTTGATATCAGGATATGCTTCCTTAACCACATCAGATTTAAGTTTATATTTTGATTCAAGTAGACCATCCTTTACTAGACAGATAATCTCTGCCTCATCAGGATGCAGACCCTCTAGAAGTTGAATAAACATTGACTCCCTTCTGAGTGAAGATAGGGAATCATTACCACCTTTCAAGAAGTGATACAAATTTTTCCACTCTTTTCTTAGGGATGTATGATCTGTTCCCAAGGGTGCCTCATTTTTCTTGTAAGGAACTTCACCCTCAGGCATCACACTAATGGCAGTCTCATCAAAGTTCCAAATTAGAACAGACTTTAGTGCATCACATTCGTATTTTTTAAGTATTTCAATCTTCTTTGTCTTGGTCCTTTGCTTGCTTACAACTTCAAGGATCTCATGAAGGAATGGGTTGGGTGGAAGTTTTGTAGATGTTGCCATGGTTATCAAATCAGTGTGAATATTTATTCAGTGTGTACTATTGTCGTGATACGTTAATGTCATCAAATGGAAGCAGGAATGCTGTGACTGAGCGTGATTCAATACCCCAACAGCGGAAGAGATCCCTATCAAAAGGTGATACAAATGCATGATTTTCAATCAATCCACTTCGTCTTAACACATCAAGATTGTAGTGACCTTTTTCATCCCCTTCACAATCATCCAATGCAATAAGAGTATCTGATTTTAACAACTTACTAAGAAGTTGAAGATCCTCTCCCCTTAAACGTCCATCAATGTGCAGCATATCAATTTTAGATCCTTCGGAAAGAAGAAATCTAAACATATCTGTACTTCCCTTCTGCATGACATTTGCTGTGCTACCCTCAGGCAAATCCAATCCAGCGAATGGTTGGTTTGTGCAGGGATTAATATCACAGGTGACCAGTTTTACTGCATTACCACTCATAGAAGCACCAAAACCCATACAGGCAGCACTAGTTCCAATATATGTACCAACCTCAACTATTAGATTTGGTTTACGTTTTGCTGCCGCCAAGAAAAGACTCAGGGCACTGCCAACACCAATGCTACCAGAGTCTGCTCGTTGTAATGAGGGATCTTTTAATATATCACAAACCACAGGCAACAACTTATTTTCAAAGGATGGTTTAAGATGTGCTCCCTCGTCAATAAGTTGCTGTCCAAACGCTCGGCTGAGTGTTGTTGGGTTTAATCGCAGCATAGTCATGTTTAATCAAATCAGTGTAAATGTCATTCAGACTCAATAAAGTCATCTGGGTTTTCAAATCTAACAGCAAGAATGTCGTCTGCTATGAATTGTCCGTTCTCATCAAAGCACTCAGGATGTGTTGGAATGTATGTTGAATTTCTTTCATGAACATATTCCTTTAGAAGATATCCTACCACACCACCCACAATGAGGAAAAGGATTGAGATGATTGATGATAAGGTCAGAGTTACAGCTAACATTTTACTCTCCTGGGTTCTTTTTTCTGAAGTCCAAGTAGAAGTGAAAATAAAACTCTATCTCTCGGTTTAGGAAGGAGAGCATATTTCCAAACCTTACTTGAAAAGTTTTTGGAACTGTGATCTTCCTCCTTTTTCTGAGTAGTAACTCTACCCCACGGTTTAGGTGAAGTTCGTCACTTGTAGTTTTATTTAGAGGTCCTTTTTTTCCTTCCTGGTTTCCTTTCTTGCTCATACTTCCATGCATCCTGTAATAGTTCATACAAGTAGTTTCTTATCCTTCTTGCCTCTGGTTTACCTATGTGACCATAACCCTCCCGTAGTTGTTTATGTTGGGAGTCATTACCACCCTCAATATAATCATCAAGATCTAGAATAAGACTATTGATTTCTAGGGCAGTGGATGAATCAATGAACTCAGTAACATCCCGCTTCGTTGCTTTGTTGCTTTTAAGATACTCATACATGTTAAGCATGAACTTACCTTTAAAAGCATGTTCAATTGTATGTTCAACTATGTCATACATTTCGTGATGTGTCCAGTCGTCCATTTATACCAGGTTATTTTCTTTGAGGTATTTAACTGTTTCAGTACATCCACCTAATAATTCATCACCCAATTTAACCCTAGGAAAGGTTGATCCCTCACCAAAGTGGAAGTAAAACTCCTCCCTGGTAAAGTCCCTGCCTAGTTTATACTCCACAAATGGGAGTTCAGCCATCTCTAAAACACTCGTAACCTTTGTGCAGTAGGGACACCCTATCTTTGAAAAAACCTGATACTGTTTCATTTCCATGTGTTTCTTAATGTTGGATCTTTTTTTAGTTTGAAAAAATTATCCCAGGAACATATACAAACCTTGTATCCAGGGTAATTCTTATCAACCATTTGTGAGTAGGCCATGCAGGTAGGATAATCACCCTTAAACCATACCTCTTTTAACTCATGAATGACCACATGATCTGAGATCATAGGATGTTGCTCAAGGGCAAGAAGTTAGTTCTAACTACCTCCTCCCAATCAGTCTCAAACTTCTGCATACCATCATTAGTAAGAATGTGATCGTACATCTGTTCCAGAATATTGGGTGGCATGGTAACAATCTCAGCACCATTATACCACGACCTGATTACCCTCTGAACTGACCTGATTGAGGCGGAGAGAACCTGTGTCTCGATACCATGGATACGATACAGTTCAGAGATGCTTCTGACAACCTCCAGACCCGCCACTGACTGGTCATCTAACCTGCCTACAAAGGGACTGACATAGGTTGCGCCAGACTTGGCAGCAAGGACCGCCTGAGCAGCACAGAAGACCAGTGTGACATTAGTTCTAACCTTCTCCGCATTGAGTGCCTTACATGCCTTCAGACCCTCCCTCGTACAGGGCACCTTGATTGTACTTACCCCACCAAACTTGTCAACAAGTCTGAGTCCCTCATTATACATCACCTGAGCATCACCCACAACCTCCATACTAATGTCAGTGATACCAATATCCTTGATCTCCTGATAGACATCATCAGGTCTTCTACCAGACTTCATGATTAATGTGGGATTGGTTGTGACACCATCAACTAATCCAGTATCATAGTATTGTCTGATTAAATTTGTATCAGCAGTGTCCAGAAAGATTTTCATTTATTTAAATACTCCCTTTCAGATTTATATAAAAAAGTTTTTTCCCTATCAAAATACATGTTGATTCCCTGTTGAATCTCAGGAAGCAACCACCTATGAACTGGTAAACACTGTTGCCAGTTCACAGGTTGAACACAGTTCATAACAACAATAGTCCAGAAGGCACTAAGATGATTTAGTATCGTCAGCATTGTAGGGGTGGGCAGGTTTGAACTCGCCCTCTTTGAATGGTACTGTTTTAGTTAGGTCCCTACGAGATTCATTCTTAATCAGGATAAAGGCATCCTTATTGTACTTAACAGTGCCAAGGGGTGATTGCCATTTCTTATTGTAGACTTCCCCCACATCAATACCAGAGACAGATGAACCTCCAATCTCCACAACAATGTTGTCTTCAACTTCCCAACCCAGTTTATTTGCTATTACAGCAATCTGATCTACCACTGAGTTTTCCATGACAGTTTCTTCTGGTTCAAGATTTCCAAGCATAAAAAAAGAGGGTTGTAACCCTCTCAGTATAACAGATTTAAAGCATCCCCGCAAGCATGACTAGGAAACATATGATTGCGAAGGAAATAATAGTTGAACAGGATATAATCAACTGTGTGAGAGTAGTACTCTCACCATTAGGTTCATGATGTTCACTCATCTTTATACAGTCTTTCAAGTTTTTCCCTTGAGAGATTCACATACATTACTTCTTCTCCGTCTTCCGGTTCCTCTGGATGTCTAGTCCTATTAGGTCTATTCATTTTACTTATTGATTCAA